GAACAGTTTTTTAGACTTAATTTTTCAGAGGATGTTTATAACACCTATATGAATTTGCCTTTAGGAGTAATGAAGGCTGGACTATGGAGATTTGGTATTCTTTATGTATTCGGCGGAGTTTATGCTGATATGGATACACATTGCAAAACTCCTATATCTGATTGGCTAACTGATGATTACGATGTAGTCTTAGATATAGAAAGAGACACCCCATGGCTTGCAACACAAGTAATTGCTGCTAAAAAAGGAAGTCCAATATTAAAAGCTGCTATAGACTTATGTGTTGAAAGATGTTCAAATGGTATTATAAATCATAACCATATGGTCCACTACTATACTGACGTACAGATGTTCACGGATGCCTTGTATAAAGAATTGGGAGTAGAGCCATACTCCAAGCATATTAATGAATGGGCTCCAGAGTTAATGGAAATGAGTTTCTTAAAAGATAATAAAGCCAAGATTCTTCATGGAAATGATGCTCGTAGGCTATTAGATAGAGACGTTGTTCATCTATATTGGGGAGACGCTAGAGAAGAAGGTTGGGTCGCATGGAAAAAAGATCCACTAGTAAATGATTCATATCCAGATGGCTTTAACCCTCATGAATGGAAAGAATAATGCATACAATCGGAGTATTACCAGCATCAGGTAAAGCTTCACGTATTGGAGGAATTCCAAAATTTTGTCTTCCAGTATCTGACGAACGATCTTTATTGCAGTGGCATGTTGAGCAAATGCTAGAGGTTTGTGATGAAGTTCGTATAGCCACAAGACCAGAATGGGTTCCAATTGTACAAAATATGGACATGAATATTAAATTAATTGTACGTGAGCCATCCACAATGTCAGATGCAATTAAATTCATGATCGGTGAGTATAACGATACTGTACTTGTGGGTATGCCAGATACATATATTTTAAATGCCCCAGGAAATATTTATAAAGAATTATTTAAAGAAAATACAGCAGATCTAGTTCTAGGTATTTGGGAATGTACAGAAGAATTAAAAGGAAGAGTTGGTCAAGTTTTAGTTAGTTCTGATGGCAGAGTAAATGCATCTAAAGATAAAGTACCAGATTGTGACTATAAAGATATGTGGGGCACTATGCTATTCCGAAAGAATATGATAAGATACATTGATCCTAAATTAGACCATCCAGGAAAACAAATCCAGGATTGGATTGATGAAAGATCTAATATTAGAGCAGTAAGACCAGGCGGACGATATATGGATATCGGAACCTTAAGAGGACTTAAACAGTTATATAAGGAGATGGATAATGCTTGAGCCAGTATTCCCAGATGTGGATCAATTTAGATGTGAAGATTTATACTTGCTAACGGTGGGAACAGAAGCAGGAAAAGAAATATTAGAAACCTGCCATGAAATTGCACACATGTTGGTCAAAAAGAATATTGCTTATGGTAATTCAGCCCTTGACCCTGTTCGTATATTTTCAAAGGCGGGACCTAGAGAACAACTTCATGTCCGTATTGATGATAAATTAAATAGACTCATGAAGGGTACAGATTATCCAGGGGATAATGATATTGACGATTTAATTGGATATCTAGTCTTATTAAAGATTGCCAAGCAAAAATCTAGTTGATTTTTTAGTCGACTAGGATTATAATGTATATATATGGACATTGAATTAGCTGATCATTTTGATCGAATGAATAAGGTAGTAGAGGAATTACTCAAGGGTAATACTCCTACCCAGATTGCCACTGTAACGGGTTTTAAACGTGCAGAAGTGTTAGAGTATATAGAAGAGTGGAAACAGGTCGTCAGAAGCGATTCTGGGGCTCGTGAGAGGGCTAAGGAGGCCATCTCTGGAGCAGACCAACACTATGCCATGCTCATTAAAGAGGCCTGGAAGACCGTAGAGGACGCAGACCAAGCTGGGCAATTAAACATTAAAGCAACGGCATTAAAACTAATTGCAGATATTGAAGGCAAGCGTATAGGCATGCTCCAAGAGGTAGGTTTGCTGGACAACGCAGAACTTGCAACCCAGTTGGCGGAAACTGAGCGGAAGCAAGACATTCTTGTTAAAATTTTAAAAGAAGTAACAGCCACATGTCCTAAGTGTAAGTTAGAGGTAGCAAAGCGTCTATCTCAAATAACTGGAATTGTTGAGCCAGTTGTAATCGATACAGAGGAATCTAGTGGATCTTAATTTCAATGATCTTATTGATATACTCGACGGAGAAGAATTTGAAGAAAGACCAGTCGACTTACGCACATTTGTAACAAGTCCAGACTATCTTGGCCTACCACCACTTTCTGAATATCAATATACATTAATTGAAAAAGGTTCTCAGATATATAAAGAATCTACACTAATAAAACTATTTGGTGAAGAAGAAGGAACTCGTAGATACAAACAAACCTGCACTGAAATTATTGCACAATTGGGTAAAGGTTCTGGCAAAGATTATACATCAACAATATCTGTATCATATATGGTATATCTTCTACTATGTTTGAAAGATCCTGCTACGTATTATGGCAAGCCACCTGGAGATACAATTGATATTATTAATATTGCTGTTAACGCACAACAGGCAAACAATGTTTTTTTTAAAGGATTTAAGACTCGTATTGAGAGAAGCCCATGGTTTATTGGAAAGTACGATCCAAAGGCGTCTGAAATTAGATTTAATAAAAATGTAAATGTATACTCTGGACACTCAGAGCGTGAAGCATTCGAAGGTTATAACGTTATTGCCGTAATCCTAGACGAAATCTCAGGCTTTGCCACGGAAAATACAACAGGGCACGACCAAGCTAAAACTGCTGATGCTATTTATGATATGTATCGTGGATCTGTTATATCCCGTTTTCCAGATTACGGAAAGATTATTTTGCTATCGTTTCCACGCTTTAAAAATGATCCTATTCAAAAGTTTTATGACTCTGTAGTTGCAGAAAAAGAAACTATTGTAAAGAGCAAAATTCTAAAAATGGATGAGGATCTGCCAGATGGAACACAGGGAAATGAAATTCTTGTTGAGTGGGAAGAAGACCATATCGTATCTTATAACATTCCAAAGGTATTTGCTCTTAAGAGGCCAACATGGGATGTAAATCCGACAAAGAAAATTGAAGATTTTAAAATTGAGTTTTATAAAAATATGCCAGATGCACTTAGTCGTTTTGCATGTATGCCACCAGAAGCAATAGATGCCTTCTTTAAATCTCGTGAAAAGATAGAAAAGTCATTTAGCAATATGGCCCTAGCTGTAGATTCTTTTGGAAGGCTTGAGCCATGGTTTGCACCAGATCCAGACAAAGAGTATTTCTTGCACGTAGACTTAGCACAAAAACATGACCATTGTGCTGTTGCCATGGCACACGTACAGAAGTGGGTCAATATAAAGGTAACTGATACTTATTCTCAACCAGCTCCAATAGTAGAGGTTGATGCAGTTAGATATTGGACGCCAACTGCAGAAAAGTCAGTTGATTTTACAGAAGTAAAAGATTACATATTGTCTTTACGTACTGCTGGTTTTAAAATTAGAGTTTGTACATTTGATAGATGGAACTCTCATGATATGATGCAGCAGCTAAAAGCATATGGAATTAATACGGAAACATTGTCTGTTGCTAAAAAACATTATGATGACATGGCAATGGTGGTGCTTGAAGAAAGATTATCTGGACCACATATTCCGCTTTTAATAGATGAATTACTTCAACTAAAAATAATGAGAGATAGAGTTGACCATCCACGAAAAGGATCTAAAGACTTGGCTGATGCGGTTTGCGGTTCTATTTATAATGCTATAAGTAGAACTAGACCAGAAAATAACCAAGAAATAGATATACATACATATGATCCTATGAGGTGGGACAGAGAAGAAGAAAAAGATACTACAAGGTTAAATGTTATCAGAGCTCCAAGAATGCCAAGGGAGTTGTCTGAGGTTATAGAGGGAATGGAAATAGTATGAGCATATATCAAGATAAAGCTAAAGAGTGTAAATGTTGTGGTAAACATGTACCACTTCCTACGGTATTAAAAGAATATGATGGCAAAATGCTATGCCCTACTACATTCTCTAATGTAATAGAATATAAAAGAATATGGAGAGCATCAGGATCACGCCCACCAGGAAATATTAGAAAACATTTTTCTGAATATGTACAACAACTCGTAGAGTCTACCATTGACAAAAACGAAGATGGTACATTACAATAGTATCCTATGACACTAAAAGAAAGTATTCTTAAATTACGAGCCGAAGGTAAGTCTTACAGACAAATTCAGGCTGATTTAAATTGCTCAAAAGGAACTATAGCCTATTACCTTGGAGATGGTCAGCATCAAAAAACTTTAAAAAGAAGTAATCTTGGAAAAGCACGTAGGCGAAGAGAAGTGTGGAAGATTAAAGAAGATTCTGGCTGTATAGATTGCGGAGAAAAGTATCCACACTACATGCTGCAGTTTGACCATAAACCAGAATTTGAAAAGTCTGGCAGCGTAAGTGAAATATATTCACGTATCAGCAGAGAAAAAGGGCTTGAAGAAATGGCTAAGTGCGATATAGTATGTGCTAATTGCCATTGTATTAGGACCTATAATAGGAATCAAAATAGAATTGGTATAATATAGTTATGGACGACCAAGAGAGTAGCGAAAGACTAGAGCGATATATCGAGATTGGTGCTGTAGAAATTGCTGGAGTTGATGAAAGCGGAGAGTTCATATTTGCTATAAATGAATCTGCCAAAGATTCTGCACCAGAATTATGGGAAGCACATATGCATTATGTAGACAAAGCTCTTTTAGAGTTGTATATGGATGGTCATATGCAGGTTGAATATGATGAGAA